GACTTCATCATCAACCAGATGGCAGAGGAGATCGCACTGTTCCTTGAAAAGGAGCTGCTGAATGGCACCTCCGGCAAGGCGACCGGCGCACTCTCTACGCCGACTGCTGTTACTGCGGCATCGGCAACGGCTATCACTGCCGATGAGCTGATCGAGCTGCAGGCACAGGTCAAGCAGGTCTATCAGGCGAATGCCTGCTGGACGATGGCACCCGAAACCTTTACTTCGCTCAAGAAGCTCAAGGATTCCAACGGCCGCTATCTGCTGCAGGACGACGTGACTGGCGAGTTCCCGTACCGTCTGCTCGGCAAGCCGGTGTATCTGTCCGACAATATGCCGAAACTGGCGGCAGGCGCAAGCGCTGTGCTGTACGGCGATTACAGCGGCCTGTCGGTTAACCTGCGTGAGGACATCTCGATTCAGGTGCTGCGCGAGAAGTATGCGACCCAGCACGCTATCGGCGTTGTCGCATGGTTCGAGTTCGACAGTAAGGTAACGGACAGCCAGAAGCTGGCCGTGCTCAATATGAAATCTGCGCAACGGAAAGGATGACAGCGCATGAAGCTGAGCGAGATCACGACAGGGACCGCCGCTGGCTATCTGCGTTTGGAGGACGGCGAGTATGACGGAAATCTGCTCGCCGCCGTCATGCAGGCTGCGCGGTCGTATATCGAGCACTATACCGGACTTTCGACGGCAGAGCTGGACGAGTACGAGGACATTTCCATTGCGTTCCTTGTGCTGTGTCAGGATCTTTATGATAACCGCACGATGTATCCGGATACCCGCTATGCCGCCAATGCGAACCGCGTAGTAAGCAGTATTCTGGATCTGCACGCGAGGAACCTGTTATGAACATCAATCCCGGAGAACTGAAGCACCGTATTCAGATCATTCGCCGTGACCGTACAGCGGATGCAGACGGTTATGACACCATCGCGGAAACAGTGGTGCATACCTGCTCGGCTAAGCTGACACAGGTCAGCGGTACTGAGCTGGTACAGGCGAATGCGGATTTTGCACGGACAAAGGTGCGGTTTCTCATTCGGCACACGGCAAAGCCTATTGATCGGAAGATGCTTGTGCGGTCCGCCGGAACAGATTACGAGATCGTATATCTCAACCGTTATGGCGATACGCGAGAGTATATGGAAATCTGGTGCGAACGGCTGACACAGGAGGGATAGCATGAGCATGAACAATAAAATCCGAGCAGCGGTGCTGCCGGTGGTTTCTGTATGCGTTCCTGACCTGTACACAGGTGAGAAAACGACCTATTGTACGTTCCAGTACACGGAGATGCCGCAGGCGTTCGGCGATGATATGCCGCAGATCACAGTTTATCTGGTGCAGTTACACCTTTTCGCACCGTGCGGAGAGAATGTGCTGCCTTTGCGAAAGCAGCTGCGCAACGCGCTGCTCTCTGCTGGATTTACCGCACCGCAGGTGGAAAATGCATCAGATGAGGTGAGCCAGCACTACGTTTTTGAGTGCGAATACGCAGGAGGCTTTGATAATGGGGATTAGCATGAACGGCTTTGACGAGCTGATTTTCGCGTTTGATGAGCTTTCCGAGATGCCGGATAGCGTACTGGACGGTATGTTGGAGGCAGGTGCGAAGGTCGTGGAGCGCGTGACCAGGGAAACCGGCGAAAGCTACGGCGTACATCGTACCGGCGTTACGCTCGGCGCGATCGGACACGATGCACCGCGCAAGACGGCAGACGGCAAGGCTGTGTATATATATCCGAAAGGCAGCACCGCGAATGGCCCGAACAAGACCAAACGCAATGCCGAGGTCGCTTATATCAACGAATACGGCAAGAAGAACCAGCCGCCGCGCCCGTTCATGCGCGACGGTGCAGAACGTGCCGCCGGAGAGGCGGTACAGCAGGAAGAACAGAAATTCAATGACTATCTAACGTCCAAGGGACTGTAAGGAGGAAAAAACTATGGCACAGTTTGGAGCAAAATGCCCGATGTTCGCCCCGTTCAAGACCGAACCGGCAGCAGCGCTGCCGACTTATGATACGGCAGTGACCGTTGGCGCACTGGTCAGCGCAAACCTGACCGTCAACCTCGCCAGCGGCGAGCTGTACGCGGATGATGCGCTCAAAGAGCAGCTTTCCGAGTTTGCTTCCGGTACGGTAGCGCTGGAAACCGATGATATGACCGACGCGGTAGCAAAGGTGATCTACGGCGCGACCGGCGATTCCGGCAGCACGGGTGAGCTGAAATTCAATAAGGGCGATACCGCGCCGTACGGCGGCTTCGGCTACTATAAGGTGCTCATGCGCGACGGCCAGAAGGTGTATAAGGGCTGTTTCTATCCCAAGGTACGCGCGGCGCTCGGCAACGACAATGCGGCAACCCGTGGCAACAGCATTACCTTTGGCACCACGCCGACCACGCTGACCGTGTTCGCGTGCAATACCGGCGACTGGCGTATCACCAAGGAGTTTACCGGTGACGGCGCCGAGGCGAGTGCGCTTGCATGGCTGAAGGAAAAGCTGGCTGTTGCCGGCGGCTGATAAATGCGAAAAAGGGACTGACGAAACTGCTCAGTCCCTTTCCATTTCGGAGGAAATGATATGAATGAGGTAAAAACGACCGTGTGCGGCACGGAATATCACCTGCTGTTCAACGGCTATGCGATGTTTGCTGCGCAGGATATGTTCGAGAACCGTCAGCTTGGCGAGATTGTACAGGACAATACCGCGGAGGGCTTTGTCAATCTGTGCCGCGTGTTCTGCCTGCTTGCGGAACAGGGAGAGCTGGCTCGACGATATGAGGGCTACGACAGGGGCGAAACGCCGGACGAGGAGCGACTGCGTGCTGCGGTCATGCCCTATGACGTGATTGCTATGCGTCAGTCGGTGCTAGAGGCACTCATGCGCGGCTACAAGCGCGATGTACCGGAGGAGGAAACCGACCTCGGACTGGCTGAACTGCAAAAAAAAAGAACCGCAAAGCGGTCAAAGCAGACTACCTCCGCATCGGAGCCGTAAACGGACTGGGCGCAAAGGAAACCATGCTGCTGCCGGTCGGCGTTGTGTTTGATCTGCTGGAAAGCTACGCACGGGCACATCGACCGCCAAAGCAGGATATTGACTGACAATAAAACACCGCCCAGACGGACGGTGTTCAGTCGTTTTCTATGATCTTTCGGGCTTCGTACAGGGTGATACCCTGCTGCTGCGCCAGATTCGCAATGGCAAGGTCACGCGCACGACGGCACTTTTTGCGGTGGTTTTCACGGATAACGTAACCGATACCGCAGGCAAAGCCGATCACAGCCGTAATACCGACCGGAAGATAGATAAAAACAGCACCCATGAAAAACCCTCCTTTGTGCTTTCAATATAGCATAAAACAGGGCAGAATGCAACGCTTTTTGGAGTGAAAAACAATGGCTACACGAAAAATCAGTACAAGGCTTGCCATTGAGGGCGAAAGTGCCTATAAGCAGGCGATCCGCGACTGCAACAATGAAATAAAAACCATGCGCTCCGAGCTGACACTGGTGCAGAGCAAGTATCAGACGAGCGCAAACAGCATGGAAGCGCTGAAAGCCAAGGGTGAGGCACTCGGCCGCGCATTTGAAGCGCAGAAACAGAAAGTAGAAACTCTGAAAGCGGCGTTGGAGAACGCCCAGAGCGCCCAGCAGAACCACGCTTCCGCAACTGAGGAATACCGCGCAAGACTGACTGCCGCACAGCAGGAGCTTGACCGGCTGAAAAACAGCACCGGTGATACGGCAGAGGAGCAGGAAAAGCTCCAGAACGAGATAACGGAACTGAGCGCCGCGCTGGAAGCCTCTGAGGCAAAAGAACAGGCGGCGGCTCGTGGTGTCAGTGAGCGGCAGCGTCAGCTCAACTATGCCGAAAGCGACCTGAACGACCTCGGAACCGAGGTGCAGCGCAACAACCAGTATATGCAGGAGGCAGAGCACAGCTTCCGCGATACGGCAAGCAGCATTGATGAGTTTGGCAATCAGACAAAGGGTACGGCGAATGCCATTGATACGCTGGCATCTTCTTTGGCGGCGGCAGGTGTTGCCGGAGGTCTGCGGACGATTGCCGAGGGGCTGAAAAGCTGCGTTGCGGCATCGGTCGAGTTTGAAAGCGCCATCACTGGTGTGTTCAAAACGGTTGACGGCACAGATGCACAGCTTTCCGCGATTTCGGACGGCATCCGACAGATGGCAACGGAAATTCCGGCCACTACGACCGAGATATCCGCCGTTGCGGAATCGGCAGGGCAGCTCGGGATTGCGACCGATGATGTGCTGTCGTTTACGCGAACGATGATCGACCTTGGCAACAGTACCAATCTGACCGCCGATGAAGCCGCAAGCGCCTTCGCCAAGTTTGCCAACATTACCGGCACGGCTGCGGAGGATTATGGTCGTCTGGGTTCGACGGTCGTTGCGCTCGGCAACAACTTCGCTACCACCGAGGCGGATATTGTGGCGATGTCTACGCGGCTTGCCTCGGCAGGTACGCTTGCCGGACTGAGCGAAAGCGAGATCATGGCGCTTGCCACGGCGATGAGCTCGGTCGGTATTGAAGCCGAGGCAGGCGGCACGGCAATGACGCAGACGCTTTCCGCCATCGAGAGCGCCGCCGCAAAGGGCGGTGACAGCCTGCAGCAGTTTGCCGATGTGGCCGGCGTGTCCGCAACCGAGTTTGCCAAGCTGTGGAGTACTAGCCCGATCACAGCAATCCAGAAGTTTATCGCCGGTCTGGGACAACTGGACGAAAAGGGCGAAAGCGCTGTGCTGGTGCTGGACGAGATGGGACTTTCCGGCGTGCGGCAGAGCAATATGCTCAAAAGCCTTGCACTGGCAAGCGATACCTTGAGCGGCGCGGTCGCGCTGTCCTCGCAGGCGTGGTCGGAGAACACCGCACTCAGCGAAGAAGCCGGAAAACGCTATGCAACGACCGAAAGCCGAATCGAGATGTGCAAAAACGCAGCTGTCGGCTTGCAGGCGGCGATCGGTGATGCGCTGACACCGGCACTCGGCAATCTTGCGGACGCAGGGACCGAGGGCTTTGTCTGGGCGTCGCAGTTCATCGAGCAGAATCCGGCGCTCGTGCAGGCGTTTACCGCTGCGGCTGTGGCGATGGGCGTGGTAACGGCAAGCGTGACCGCCTATACGGTAGGTGTCAAGGCGGCAGAGATCGCAACGACCGCATTCAACGCCATTCTGGACGCAAATCCGATGTATCTGGTCGGCACAGCTGCCGTTGCCGCCATCGCTGCGTTTGCTACGCTGGCGCTGACGGTCGATGATGATACCGAATCGTTCTCTGATATGACTGAGGCAGCACGCAGTGCAAAGGATGCTGTTGCGGAAAGTCAAACCGCCACAGCAGATGCAGCTGCTACGGCTGCGGCCAGTGCAGAAACTGCATCTGGTTACGTTGCCCGCCTGCGAGAATTGCAGGAACAGGGCAACGCGACAAGCGAAAGTCAGGCGGAAATGAGCGTGCTGGTCGGCAAGCTGAACGCACTGTATCCGGACCTCAATCTCACTATTGACGAGAATACCGGTTCTTTGAGCGAGAACACGG